TATTATATTGTTATATTTAAAACCCTATCTACTCTTCCTTGAATAGTTAGGTCTATTTCGTTTTGTACAAAAGATGATAAATTCTCATCTATTTTTTTACTTGCTTTATCAATCCAACCTTTTACGTTTGGGTGTGGTGATAATTCATTTTCTTTACTTTTAGCAATAGCAAAAGCAGCTTTTAATGCTTCTCTGCCATAAAGACCTTTTTTACTTCCTAACCATCTTACTAATCCATTTATGTATGGACTTCCTGGGTCTCCTCCTAAACCACTTTTAGGATTAAATTTTGGCTTGTAACCATCGTTCAACCAACTACCATATTGTAAGCCTTTTACTCTTATTGTGTCTACATCCCCAAATGATATTTCGTTAATCATACTGTTGCTTAAAGCACCTGTATTATTAATCGGAGACTTACCAAATTTATTAAAAGAACGCTGTCTAGCTAATTCTCTTTTAAGCTCACGCTGTATCTTGTTCCCTACTTTTTCGTATATACTCTTCATTAGCTTTCACATCCTGCTGCTTCGCACTCTGCTAAAGTAGCGTAAGTACCAGAACCATCACCAGGGTCTACGCACTCATTATTAATACAATCATAACTATCTGGTGTAGCTGCTGGAGGAAAGTTTGAGCAATCAAAATCTACACAATCGTAAAAAAGTTCTATACTAAAGTTGCAGCTAACACTAACGAGTCTATCATTGTGTGTGTTTTTTTGTCTTATAAACTGTATTGATTCTCTAGGTATAACATCTTGACAATTACTTGCAGAACCTAAACACCCTAAAACCTTTAATATTCTTTTTTCTAGGGCAGTCATAATAACATGAACATTATCAGTTATCTCTACTCCTGTAGTGTTTGCTTTAGATATTGGTCTGTAAGCTGTAATGACGCAATCAAATACTTGTAAACCATTATTTATATCTATAATACTTGATGTTGGGTATTGAAAGTTAAGTAAGTCGTATGGTATGTTATGGTCAAAGTTTATGTGTGATGTATTACCAAACTTAAATGAATTAAAACCTGCACTAGTTGCACAGGTGTTCATGTTATTTACTAATTGTGTTAAAGTTGTAGACATTATTTCTGTTGTTTTTTATGTATCTCTGACATTATCTCATCAAACTTACTAACTGCGTTTTGCCAAGAGAGATACGTTAAAATCTCATCTAATTTAGCATCAAGAACAGATTGTACAGCAGATTCGTTGCCTTTTGTAAAAATTCCGTCTTGTGCTATTCGATAAACAGAATTTAACCAGCCATAACCATCTATTGTGCTTTTTGCTGCTCTTTTTGCTGCATTACTTCCTCCACCACCTGATAGGTTAGGAAACTCGTCAGCAATCCTTGTTCTAACTTGTTCAAAAAAAAAGCGACATCCCAAATCGTTGCCATATCTAATTGTTCGAACATTTTAGCTCGTTTGTCGATGACATCATCATCTAATTTCTCTTCTTCACCCTCTTTTTTACAAAGAATTGCAATCTGTCTAGGCATATACTCAATTTTGCCTTGGTCTATCATACTAGACTGTATTTCTAGCTGTTCAGCCTCAATATATCTACCAAATGATGACTTTCTCATTAAATCTTTTGGTAAAAAGAACTTTTCTTCTCCTATCGTAAAAGACTTTATGTCTATTGGCACATACTCTTGATTTACAAACGATATTTGTTTCATTATTTCGTTTGCCTCTTGCATATCCCAATGAGAAACCTCTTCTATCGTGCATCCAGTCCAAAATGATAAAATTTTAGTGTTAAAATCTAAATTTAAGAGAACCTCTGCATATTCTTTATCAGAATCAGATTCTTCTTGTTTTTTTAACTCTTCATCATACGATTTTATAATTTTAGTAAACTTTAAAAACGTAGACCAATTTATATCTAACCAGGTTTCAGGTATATTCACCTTCTTACCACTAATTTCAAACTCTCTCATTAATTTAGATTTATATTCATCTCTCCTTGCGTTAAAGGCAGTTTTTCCATACAATCGTTTAGTCTGTCTAAAACATCTATTGTCAAATATAACAATTTTTGCTCATGCTCAACAATATCCTTATCTTGATACTGTGGCAAGTTTGAAAAAAACCCTTTACTAACCCAATATAAATTATTAGGTAAAGATGTATACCATTCTCTTCTATCAACACTACCATCTGCCACATACTCACCTAAACCATTATGGTAAGATACGACATTCTGTATTAAGTCCTCAAAATTTTTGTAATCCTCTGTAAAAAATGTAGCTTCATGAACTAATTGATAAACCTCATCTATATAGTCATTCACAATACTTGAATGCTCATTGTTTAGATAATATATTTCAAGTTCAAAAGCCATCTTACAATATAACGAATATAGTTTGGAACTTTATGGAACAAAAAGCAAGTTTTTTTATCTCCACGCTAAAATCCTTTTATCATTACCAAAAAGGTACTTCATACGCATCATCAAGGCATCTGCAAAGTCAGGAGAGTGTCCTAAAACAGCTTTCATCTCTTTTTTAGATAAAATAGCTAATTTATTGTCGTTATCCATGTTTTTTCTACGAATAACCTCAAATTCTTCTATAATTTTGTTTCTAAGCTCTGTATCATTGCATTTTATCCAGATATTACCCACATTTATCTGTTCTGCAAGTTTATAATAGCACTGTGTCTTTAAATTAACAAAGTTTTCTTTGTTCATTGGCTTTGCATTATTTACAAAAGGAACAACACCTTTCATGTAGTGAGACAGGTATTGACCTACTCCATCACTATCAATTATGATGTTTTTTTTGTTAATTTCATGCTTATCTGCTAGATTTCTTATGATTTTCTCTACATTATCGGCAGATGTCTTGTCTTTTGTGATTATTTCTTCTACTATCATGCCATTCCATACGCAAATCACTAATTTATCGCTACCAAGTAGGGCAACATCGCAAGAAAGGTACTTTTCTGCACCTTCTGATGAAACAGATGAGTTAGTAAACATATTTAGTAGTGCCTCGTAGTCAAAAAGCCTATCTTCACCAGAATCATACTCCCAGTTACCATGTAAAAGCCTTTCTCGTGAAACAGGGTCTAATCTTCTAAGCTGTTCTTCGTAAAATTCAGAAATATGAGGGTTGTCTACTAGTTTAGCCTGTACAAACTTTTTATGGTCTGCTAAAGTCTCATCTCTGTCTTGTTTATAGAAGTCATAAACCCAATTCTTTGCAGGGTTGCACGACATAAGCACTTTTGGTCGTAACTTATACTCTGATAGCTTGTATCTAATCCTTGAGGCAACAACATTCTTTGCTTTTTCTGTACATTGGTTCACCTCATCTATAAAAGCACCAGAAATCTCCAATGAACCAAGTGAATCGAAATTTGGGTCGGCAGGGTACTGATATAAATCCTTTAAAATTATGGAGCTGCCATTTGTAAACTCTATAATGTTAGATTGTGCGTTAAATTTATAAACCTCACCCTTTTTAACACCCCAATCCCCACATACAGTAAAAAATGAGTTAAGTGTCGTTTCTTTTAGAGTCTTTAGTACAGCTCTACCCATTAACCAACGAGTACCAGGATAACGAAGGCAAGAATACAACAGCCAAGCTGCTCCAAAGTAACTCTTACCTCCACCAGCACTACCTCCAAATAAAATTTCAGAAGTAGATTCATCGTGCAGATACTCCCAAGCTATGTGCTGTTTAGGAGTTGGCTTAAAATCTATTTCCAAACCTTTTTAATTAGAGCTTGTACTTGATTTCTAATTAAAACCAGAATATAGTAAACTATAACAGATGGCAATGCTGAAATTACCCCTATAAAACCAAAAACCTGTTCTAGTAAACCAGGCTTGTCTGATTTTAAATTCTCTATTGCTTTTTCGAATTTTGTCATTATTTTATTTTTATACCTTCGTTTTCTAACCAAGCTAAAGAATCTTCTGATAGGTCAAAGTTCTCTGCTAAAGCTACACGAGCTTGATGGTCTGCGTTATTAGATATTTGGTCGGCATACAAAACATCAATATAGTGTTTTGCTACGTTTCCAATCTCTGTTCCTTCAAATATAGCACTTTTCTTGACTCTTGTCATAAATTCTACAATATTATAATCAACAGCAGTATACAAAGCATACTTATCTGCATGGGCATCATCCAAAGCTAAAGTAGAATCAATCCAAGCAATGGCAGTAGTTGCTCTTGCAGTTGTTCCTTCAGACAAAAGAAATGCCTTTAGTTCTTTGGTGGTTATATCTGCTTTTAGCTGTTGCTCATCTACACCTATCTTAAAAGACAAATGCCAAGTAGTTCCAGATACTAATTCTACATCGTTTGTTTTATTAGTTGCTTTATCCGATGGTTGGAAAAAACTTCTTTTAGAGTCTCTTTCTTTCCTGTCGATATTGCTAACTGTGGTTTTTGCTCTCCTAGTTCTAGGGGCAACAGACTTGACGTATTTCTTCTCCTGTATAGACTTTGAAATACCAAAACTGATTGGTGTTGCGATTGTTAAATCCATTTGTTTTCTATTTTAATTGTTGCTAAAGTTTCCATAATTTGTCATTTATTTTTATTACATTCGTACTTATTAATATTAAAGTTATAATAATTAATATTATATTCTTTAACAAAAGTGTTTTTCTTTTGTTTAAGTGATTATCAGGGAATACTATATCTACTCGGATGGCTTCTGATAATTAAACACAAACCCTTCACCACCACTAGTAACATCCACTCTATCCACTACAATGCCTTTCATCTTTGCAACATCTTGCAACAACAATCTGCACAAATTCAAATCACCAGCCTTATAAGACTTACGATATAAATCTTGTAACATAATCTGATGCTTATCAATTTCAAACTCTCGCTCTTCCGAGAACTGCTCGGCAAAACTCTCCAAAGCCTTCTTGTAATAAATACTTGCCATCCTTCTTTTGATTCCCCAATGAGCTTCACAGTACTCCATTATGTCTGTATATCTCACTCCTCTCAAAATTAATTTTACAACCTCCGTTGTTCTTTTGTAACTAACAAGACTAGTTGCTTTACCAGAGTTTTTATTAAGACTTAAATCGTTAATATCATACTTCGCTACAGTGCTTTCTATAATTTCAACATTCTCCGTCTTTTGGAGCTCTTTGGCAGCCTTCTTATCAGCTCGTTCCTTGTCTCTTTTGTTCATATCTCAAATTACATTTTTGGTGTAACAAATATAAACGAAAAAAAATTATAAAATATGGAACTAAAATACATATTGTGCACCTAGTGTAATAAACTTGAAAATTGGAAAATCTAGTGTGAATATTGGACTACCTCAAAAAACCCCCTCAATTACGTAAATCTAACACCACCAGAGCGTTACAATGTGCCACAATTAACAGAAAGCAAAGCATAAAAGCGTCATATTTTACGGGCAACCCTTAACAAACACACACCAAAACAACCCCACCAGACGCCACCAAAACAGCATAAAACAACGCCCAAAAGGAACAAGAGCCAACCCCGAACAAGTGTAAAACAAAACCTCTGAAACGTAACCCCACACCCCAAAACCAATAGAACCCACACACCACACAAACACACACACCACACCACACAAAGCCCACACAATAACACACCAAAACCCCACACAATAAGCCCACAATATAAGCCCCTTATATAAGCCAATAAGCCCACACAATAAGCCACAAAAAAAGCCCTAAGGCGTAACCCATAGAGCCAAAAAAAACCCCTATAAAATAGGGGCTTAATTAGTTTGATTTGTTTATTAGCTAAACACTATACAACACAAAACAGTTGATAAAGTGCCTATGATATAAAGGCTGTTAAATAATATTTCCTTTGTCATGATTAGCTGATTTTGTGAGGGATTAAATTGTTTTCGAATAACCACACCTCGCACCCTTTAAAGGTGTCAATGATATAATTGTTTAAGTCATATCTTAACTTTACATCATCATCAATGAACATAGTAATTTCAAACGTGGTTGTATTGTTTTCTACATCACCACCACCACAAAAGCCGACAGTACAAAAATACGGTACTTTTGAAAATCTTAATGTATTGTTTAAATAGTCTTTTGCTTTTGCTATTTGTGTTTGAACTTTGTTTGTGTGATTATCTCTATTGAATAGGATTTTGTAATTTACTTTCATTTTATTAGTTATTAAGTTAGTATTTATTAATTAATTGATTTGATTTGCTTTGCTATTGTTTTAATCTCATCGAATTTAATACGATGACACCCCACCACTAAAGCGTTATTTTTTGCCCCTTTAATAGTGTAGTGGCTTATCTTGTAGCCTCTCAAAGTGTTATTTATTGCCTCTTGATTATATTTTAGGCTTTCTAAGGCTATTAATAGCTTTTTAGCCTCTTGTATATCAATACGCACGTTTTGAGAGGTGTGGACGTGATACCCTTGCTCGTTATATCTTATTTGCAAAAGGTCAAAATCTAAGCGTAAAAAGTCGCTTTTGCCTAGTCTATACCTTTTTATTAATTGTTTTTGCTCTCTCTCTCTCTTTGCTTTCTCTATTTGCTTTTGGGCTTTTATTTCGCTTTCGAGCGTTTCGATGTTTGCTAAACTATTATACAAGTATTGAAGCCTTTTGAAATCTTTTGAGCGTTTGTCTAGTTTAGTGTTGATTTTCTGATAGTTTGACCACCTTAAAAAATTGATTTTGTTATCCCTACAAAATAAATCAAATTCGATAACCTTATTATATAGGCGTTTTATCCTATTTATATGGTTTAATTTGTTTGACCTCGCAAAAGGTATTTTTTGGGCTAGGCTTTCGCACTCGCTTAGGGCGTTTTTAAGAAATACCTCACTAGAAAAAAATCTAGTTAAATGTCTCGTTGCGTGTGTGGTTTCGTGTATGTGTTTCGATGTGGTAACACTGTAACCGATGTCATTTATTAACACGCTTAGAGGCGTTAAAATTTGGGCTAGTTTGTAATGACTACCATAAGAAAAAAGACTTTTTCCCTCAAAATATATATTCCTACTTTGATTTTTTCCCTCGCTTTGGATTTGGTTTGCGAAGTAATGTATTACCTCGCTCGAATTTTTTAATACTTTACGCATTTTTTTAGTTTTTGTTATTAATTGATTTGATGGGTGCAATATATAAAAAAATTACACTAAACTCTTTTTTTATTAACTTTTTTTGTGTTAGATGTTAATAAATACAAAAGCAATAATAAAAGCACCAAAACACCAAAAGCCAACAAAGTACCCTAGTCTATGTAAACGAAAAACCTAGCGTACTTTTATGTAAACGAAATTTTTAGCGTACTTTTTCAACAATAAAAAAACCCCTCTAAATTGAGGGGCTTTCTTTTTACATATCATTAACATAAACTAAAAATGCCAATGCAACTATAAATATCCAAAATACTATCATACAATTAATTTATAAGTGTTAATACCTAGTTCATTTGCTTTCAATCTAAAAAAATACTGCTTTGTATCAATAATTTCATATTTCCACAGTAATCTTAGATAATTTGGTGTATTATTCTGCTTTTCCATATTGTTTTATTTTGAATACTTAGTTAATAGTTTTATATTCTTTCTAATTTGAGTATTAACTTCTTGAACTTTGCTATAATTCTTTTTATCGTGCAATTCGTTTCTATAATCTATTAAATTATTTGTTACTTTTTGTAAATCGTAAAAAAATTCTTTTGTCATTGTTTTGTGTTTTAGTTTGTTAATTATTTTTCTACTACTTCTAATAAATTATCTCCGAAAGTTTTCATAGCATATAAAGTAGCTTCTTTTATATTATCAGCATTTACAAAAGTAACATTAGTTACTAATTCTGTTCCTCTATGTAGTCTTTTAAAATAAATCTTGTACGTTGGTTTATCGTCATCACTATACAGATTCATCATACTATTTGCCATTCTTTCAACCTCATCATATCTTTCATTGTAGAAATCTTTTGCCTCTTCTGTGAAGCCTAGTTCATCTCTTTCTACATCCATATCAAAGGTATCTTCGTGAAAGTTTAATTCAGTTAATTGTGTAGCTATCTCATCTATAAACTCCATAAATCTGCTATTGTCTATGTATATTCTATTCTCTTTCATAATATTAGTTTTTGTTTGATTTGAATTATCATATAACTACAATAATTTGAAATAAACAAATAATTCTAATTTATTTTTTAGATAATCACTAGAGTGCCAGAAAGGTGTCAAAGCAAATCTTGTGTATGCGTGTAAAGGGAAATCTTAGCGTACATTTATGCGTGTAAATGCAAATTCTAGCGTATAATTGAATAAAAAAAAGAGGTAACAAGTCGTTACCCCTTTTAACAATTATCAAATCAACTATACTAAT